CCATCTTCATCGTCAACGATCGCGACCGGATCGCGCTGCGCGCCGGCACCACGATCGGCGAGCACAGCTCCGATGCCGAGACCGCCATCCGCCTGCCGCAGCTCGCGCCCGGCACGGACTATGCCGTGACGATCGAGGCCGGCCAGCCGGTGGCCGTCGACTGCCGCGACGCCTTGCCGGCCGACGCCATCGGAGGCTTCCACTATGCGCCCGGCAGCAACGCACCGGCGCGCGCCGGCGGCGACGACAAGCCGTCCATCAATCCCTTCTCCTGTTGGGATGCCGGTTTCCGTCCCGCCTGCCTTGATCCACGCGCTATGGCGCTGGTCGATGGTCGCTTCTGGGCCGACATCTACCTGCTCGGCACGAACCACATGGACGCCGGCACCAGCCGGTGCGGCGCCACCATCGCCGACGGGCGAAGCCTGCCGCAGGCGACCGACGGCAAAGGCAAGGTGAAAAAGCTCGACTTTGCCACGGCACAGGCCATCTACGCCTATCACGGCAAGCGGCTGCTCACAGCGGAAGAGTTCTTCGCCGCCGCCTACGGCGTGAAGGAGCGCGAGGCGCTCGATGTCGAGCCGGAAACCACTGGCGACCTGTCAAGCGACGCCGCCCGCTTCATCAGCCGCTACGGCCTGTTCGGCGCCACAGGCACGATGTGGCAGTGGGGAACCGACGGCGATCCGGACGACCCCCGCGCTTCCCTCTTCGGCGGCTCCTGGCTGCTCGACGGCCGCGCCGGCTCGCGGCAGGCGTTCCTCGGCTTCTGGCCGGAGAACTCGAGCGGCGATATCGGCGCGCGCGGCCGCAGTGACCACCTGACGCTTGCCTAGCCTGCGCGGAAGCGCAGGCATCCAGCCCGACCGATCCGGCCATGACGATCATCCGCGACCAGAACAGCACCCCGAGGGGCCTGGCGATCATCGAGAAGTACGAGGACGTGGTGACCTATCTCTATCCGATCCTGCAACGCTGCCCGCGCAAGCACGGCAATGTGCGCGACCGGATCATGACCGTCATGTTCGATCAGGTCGGGCTCTTCTACGAGGCGGCCAAGTCCGGCCAGCCCTCGCGACTTTACGCGGCCGATGCCAACATGGCGACGCTGCGTTTCTGGCTGCGCTTCGCGGCGCATCCCGAGCTGAAGATCATCACCCGCCGACAGGAAGTGGTCGCGCTCGCGCGGCTGGCCGAGGCGGGCGGGATGCTCGGCAAGTGGATCGCGACCGCGAAGGGCGGCGGACGGGCGGGGAAATGATGCGGGGCGCTTCCATCTTCGGCGGCTCCTGGCTGAACGACGGCAACGCCGGCTCGCGGCAGGCGAACCTCGACAACTGGCCGGAGAACTCGAACGACGATATCGGCGCGCGCGGCCGCAGTGACGACCCCTTTCCGGTTCGGCGGCGGTCACGGCCCCGTCGGCCCTTCATCCGGGACGTTCGCGTCCGTGGGTGGTCAGCCCGGCCGTCCGGCTTCGGCGAATACATTGCACGGTCCGGTACAGCGGGGCGTAGCGGGCACCGCCCGTCGAGACCCGCGACCGGCTTTCCTATCGTGAGGGCCGACATGGCACGCAAATACCGCAATCTGATCGGTCGCATCACCAGCGACGAGAACATGCTGCAGGCGTTCCGGCGCACCGCCAACGGCAAGCGTCTCACAGACGGCTATCTCGACTTCAAGGAGTTTTCCGCACTCAACCTCACGCTGCTGGCGCACGACATGGCGAGCGGCGCCTATCGCCCCGGCGAGCCGCATGAGTTCCAGATCTTCGACCCGAAGCTGCGCACCATATCGGCATTGCCGTTTCACGACCGTGTCGCCCAGCACGCGCTCTGCGCCGTCATCGGGCCGATCTTCGAGGCGACCCTTCTGCCGCGCACCTTCGCCTGCCGACCGGGAAAGGGCACGCATGCCGGCGTCGTCGCGCTGCAGGCAGACCTGCGGCGCCTGACGCGCGGCGGCGAGCCCCTCTATGCGCTGAAGACGGACTTCTCGCGCTACTTCGCCTCGGTCGACCGGGCGGTGCTGTGGCGCCTGATCGAGGCCAAGGTTTCGTGCCGCGCCACGCGGCGCCTCATCGAGGCGATGCTGCCCCGCGACGGCATAGGCCTGCCCATCGGCAACCTGCTGTCGCAGATCCTCGCCAATGTCTATGGCGGCGTGGTCGACCGTCACCTTCAGCAGGATCTCGGCGAGCGCCACTGGTTCCGCTACATGGACGACATCGTCATCCTCGGCCGCAGCCCTGACCATCTGCGGCTGGTGCGCGGCTCCATCGAGGCGCTGTCCCGCGAACGGCTGGGCCTGCGCTTCTCGAAATGGTCGATCCAGCCCGTCGCGCGCGGCGTGAACTTCCTCGGCTATCGCATCTGGCCCAGCCACAAGCTGCTGCGCCGCGACAGCGTCACCCGCGCGCGGCGCAAGATCCGCGCCTACCGCGCCGCCGGCGACCATGAGCGGCTGACAAAATTCCTCGCCGCATGGACGGGCCACGCCCGCTGGGCCGACTGCCGCAACCTTCTCGCCAGTCTCGATATTCCAACCAAAGGTGCAACGCGATGAATGATCCGCGCAAGCCAGTCCGCTCGCCCGCGCCCGAGCACGCGAACGAAATCCTCGACACAGTTCACCGGCATCTGCTTGCCGTGACGCAGACCGGCGCCGAGGCGATCAACGCCACCGGCGCATCCTTCGTCATCATCGGCATGGGCGTGTGGACAGCCGAACTGGCCGAGCTCGACGGCCGCGCAGCGGCCAGATACCTGCGCGCGCTCGCCGACCTGTTCGACCCGCGCACCAACGATAACCAGAAGCGCCGTGCCGAGAAGGACCGGGCGCAGGCTGTGCGTGATCTCTGCGCTGCGCTCGACATCGAAATGGCGGAGGTCGGCGGTCATGGCTGATCACTCCAGCATTGAATGGACCGATGCGACGTGGAACCCGGTCACCGGCTGCACGATCGTCTCACCCGGCTGCACCAACTGCTATGCGATGAAGCTCGCTGGCACGCGGCTGAAGCATCACCCCAGCCGCGCCGGCCTGACGATCGACACAAAGGCTGGGCCCGTCTGGAACAACAAGGTTCGGCTCAACGAGCAGTGGCTCGACCAGCCCCTTTGTTGGAAGCGCCCGCGCATGATCTTCGTCTGCGCCCACGGCGACCTGTTCCACGAGGACGTGCCCGACGAGTGGATCGACCGCGTCTTCGCCGTCATGGCGGTTACGCCGTGGCACACCTACCAGGTGCTGACGAAGCGCAGCGCACGGATGAGAGCCTACTTTGCCGAGACATGGCAGCGCCCGGCAAAACCGGCCTTCCGTGTCGACGACACACTCACCGTGCCTGCGCAGCCTGCCGGCATCGACGATCGCTGGCATCAGATCGAGCACGCCATTGATACCCTGGATATTCCGGATCACGATCGATTCTGGACACAGGAAGGATTGCTAGTCGGCAGGCCAGCATGGCCGCGCCGTCCCCTCCCCAACGTCTGGCTTGGCGTCTCGGTTGAGGATCAAGCCCGCGCCGACGAGCGCATCCCCGATCTCTTGGCAACGCCGGCAGCGATCCGCTTTGTATCGGCAGAGCCGCTGCTTGGGCCGATCCAGTTCGATGACTTTTGCAATGGCCACAAGTTCATCGACGCGCTGCGCGGTAACTGGTGGCACGACAATCCGGACGGCCCCAATCCAATCTCACGTGGCCACGAAAAGCTCGACTGGATCATCGTCGGCGGCGAGAGCGGTCCTGGCGCCCGGCCGATGCATCCGGACTGGGCGCGCCAGATCCGCGACCAGTGCGAATCTGCCGATGTTCCATTTTTCTTCAAGCAATGGGGGGAATGGGCACCCGGCGAATGCGCAAGCTTCGCGGCAACACGGACGGAACGGATCGCTAGGCTGTGGTCGGATGATTGGCATCGGCCGAAATGGCAATTTGGCACGCTAACCCCGAGGGCCAGCGAGGAAATGCATCGGGATGATCAGCCTGACCTCTACTGGTTGGGCAAGAAACGAAGCGGTCGAAAGCTGGATGGCGTCGAGCACAACGGCATGCCACAGATCGGCGAGGTGCCGGCGCTATGACCATCACCCGCCACGACGGCCGCAATCAGATCTGCTGCGACGCCTGCCCCGCCAGCTATCCCAACACCTATGCCGACGAGGACTGGAGCGTCATGATCGCCGACGCAAGGGCGGCAGGCTGGATCATCCGCAAGGCTGCACCGAAAGACGATGCCGGCGGCACGTCCGATCTTTTCGGCCGGCCGCCGCGCATAGCAGGCAAGGCCGCGCGCGACGAGCCGTTCACCCACACCTGCCCCGCCTGCGCGCGGCCGGCCGAAGGCGGGAGGTTGCTGTGAGCCGACGCCCCGCCGTCCGTGAGGCTGACCTGAAGACGGCGCTTGCCGCCTTGCGTTCCGCCGGCATCAAGCCCGTGTCGCTCGATATCCGGCCGGACGGCACGCAGCGCTGGCACTTTACGAAGGCGCCCGGCGATGATGATGATGACCTCGATCGCGAGTTGAAGGCGTTCGAGGCGAAGCATGGTTATGGTTGATCTCAAGGGCCTGCACACGGTCAAGGCCAAGGGGCGCGTCTACTATTACGCATGGCGTGGCGGACCGCGCGTCGATTCCGCCGACGCGCCCGGTACCTCGGATTTCATGCGCGCCTACTATCAGGCGATCGAGGACCATCGTGCTCCTGATCCTGATCGCTTCCGTGCCGTGGTAAAGGCCTATAGGGCCAGCACCGACTACACGAAGCTGGCGGCCTCGACAAAGCGCAACTGGAGCCGCTGGCTCGACCGGATCGAGGATCATTTCGGCGAGCTGCGCATCGCGCAGTTCAACCGCACCGAGCGCATCCGGCAGGTGATCCGCAAGTGGCGCGGCACCTATGCCGCCACTCCGCGCAATGCAGACTATGCGATGCAGGTCCTCTCGCGCGTCTGCGCCCATGGCGTCGACCCGCAGGGCAAGCTCGTCGCGAATCCGTGCGAAGGCATCAAGCATCTGTACGATGCAGACAGGTCGGAAATCATATGGACCGAGGCCGACATCGCCCAGATCGAAGCAACATCCTCTGACGAGATCAAATGGGCAGTCCAGCTCGCAGCGAACACCGGTCTGCGCATGGGCGACCTTGTGCGGCTTTCGTGGTCGCACGTCCACGAGGACGAGATCATCCTGACGACCGGCAAGAGCCGCCATAAGCGAGAGGCAGTGATTCCGCTGCATGACGATCTGCGCGCGCTGCTCAAGCGCATTCCGCGGCGTTCCACCGCCGTGTTGACCTCGTCGCGAGAGCGTCCCTGGACGGAGAACGGCCTTGGCAGCTCGTTCAACAAGGCGAAGATCGACGCCGGCCTCGACAATCGCGACCTGCATTTCCACGACCTGCGCGGCACTGCGGTCACGCGCTTCTATCTCGCCGGCCTCTCGACGCGAGTCATTGCCGAAATCATGGCGTGGGAAGAGACGACCGTAGAACGCATCATCCGCCGCTATGTGGCCCGCAAGGCCGCCACGCTGGAGACGATCCGGCAGCTTCGAAAGGCCAAACGGCGAACAGATTCTGTAAAACTTCCTGTAAAACCGTCTGCGAAAGGTGCGGGCTAGACGCTGCGTAAACCCTTGTGGAGCAAGATGGAGCGGGCGAAGGGAATCGAACCCTCGTATGCAGCTTGGGAAGCTGCCGTTCTGCCATTGAACTACGCCCGCACGCCCGTCATTCATCAACGAGATCGGCGCGCGGTGTCAAGGGCGAGCATGAGCGCCCGATGTCACTTTTCCGGAAAGGCCGATGCCTCGAAGATGATGGCCGGGTCCTGGCTGCCCACCGCCGCATCGTCGCGGCCTGCATAGGGAAGCGCGAGCAGGATGTGGCGGATGGCGGCCAGCCGGGCGCGGCGCTTGTCGTTGGAGCGGATGACTGTCCACGGCGCATAGGGCGTGTGGGTGCGCTCGAACATGAGGTCGCGCGCCTGCGAATAGGCGTCCCATCTGGCGATGCCGGCAATGTCGATGGGCGAGAACTTCCAGCTCGTCAGCCTGCTGTGCCGACGGTCGTGAAAGCGCTCGAGCTGGGCCTCCTGCCCGACATCGAGCCAGAACTTGAACAGCCTGATCCCGTCATTGACGATGGACATTTCGAACTGCGGCGCCTCGTCGAGGAACTTCTGCTGCTGTTCGGGCGTGCAGAAGCCCATGACCGGCTCCACGCCGGCGCGGTTATACCAGGAGCGGTCGAAGGTGACGAACTCGCCGGCGGTCGGGAAATGCGCGATATAGCGCTGGAAATACCACTGGCCGCGCT